CGCTTTTGTTTGGCACGTTGTAGCAAGGTTTTGAGACCGCTCCGACGCACAGACTGCTCCGCACCTCTGTTCTAGAAACAATCATGGGCGAACTATCTCCTCACACTGACGCCGAAGCACGCTCTAATGGCAAATGTGGGTGGACGAAGACAGATACTGGCGACCCGTGCCAGTGGCCAGAAGGCCGCGGTCTCAATCGCGATACCGGGCTCTGTTCTCTCCACGCCACACAAGGTGCTCCTGAGGGGAACACGAACGCATCTAGCCACGGTACGTACATGGAGGAGGTGGAGTTTTACTCAACATACCTTCCTGAGAACGGATACGGACCACTCCAACAACTCGTCGACGACATCTACGCCGATTACTATGCGGACTTCGTCGACCTCCACGGCGATATCCGCAAAGGAGAGGATGTCGAACTCTTTCGCTTGGCCGTCGCACACGTCAAGGACATCGTACTCGACAACTGGTCGGAGGGCCGGCCGGACTCACTCGCTGAATCGGGAAACCCACTCGTCGACCGCGAAACGCACGTCTCTGAAACCGGAACGGAGTACTACCGCTACAAGGAGTCGGTCGTGATCGCCGCCCAACAGAAACTCTCTCGCGATCGCCAACGCTGGCTCAAAACGTATGGCCTCGATCGTTCGGGCGAATCCGACACTGCGGCGAACCTCGGCGGAGCCATGATGGAGGCGCTACAAGACGCCTACAGAGGTGACTCAACCGATGAGTAGTATTGACGTACCCGAAATCCCGGAGCGAGCGGCTCGTCTCGCCGATGAACGCGCTAGCCACTCGGCCACCGACGACCTCGCACAATTCCGCAACCTCTATTCGGACCTCATCAAACGCGCCCAACGCGACGACCCGACGTGGCTCGAAGACGCGATCGAAACAGTCCTCGGAATCACGGTCACGCGTGCCCAGCGAGACATCTGCCGCGCGATCGTCGAGAACCACAAGATCCTCGTCGTCACGGCCAATGGGCTGGGGAAATCGTACATCCTCGCGGCGATCACGATCGTCTGGCTCCTGTTCAAGTACCCGGCCGTGTCGTTCGCCACGTCGGGGACGGAAAAGAAGATGAAGCGGACGTACTGCAAACCAATCAAGAATTTGCACGAACACGGTCGCTTCGGGACCCAACTACCAGGCCAGTACAAGCACTCGCCCGAACGGATCGAGTTTGAGGAGAACCCCGAACACTACTTTGAGGCCACGTCGCCGGAAGACGCGGGCGAATTGGAAGGAGTTCACTCAGCGTTTACGCTCTCGATCATCGAGGAGGCGGACAAGAAGGACGTCGACGGTGACACTGTTGACGCGATGGACTCACTCGCCTCCGACCCACAGGACCGGATCGTTGCGATCGCGAACCCGCCGGAAGACGAGTCTAACGTCGTCTACGACCTCTGGCACAACGACCCGACCTGGGAAGTCGTGCAGTTCTCTAGCTTTGAGTCGCACAATGTACTCGTCGAGCGCGGCGAAGTCGATGGCGAACCCATCGACGGCCTCGCGACACTCTGGAAGATCAAACAGGACTGGCTCTCGTTCACAGGCCGCGAGTGGCCAGGCTACGAAGCCGCGAAAACCTCGCAGACGGACACCTCGCTCGATAAGCGGTGGTTCCGTCGCCGGCTTGGGCTTATTCCGCCGGCAGGAGCGGGCGTCCATCGGCCGATTACGACGACCGACGCCGAAGCCGCCCACGAACGGTCGATCGTCCAAACGACCGGTGTCCCAGCAGGAATCGGGCTCGACGTCGCCCGCCACGGCGGTGACAAGAACGTCCTCGCCGCGGTGTGGGCTAGAGGTTCGACATCAACCAACCGGCCGTACATCCAGATCGTCGATACGTGGCGCGGAACAGACCACAACGAGAATGAAGCCCGTGTGCGCCGCCTCCTCGATGAACTCGGCACGCCACAGGACGCTGGCGACGCGCCGTTGTTCCCGACGGACGCTATCGGCGAGGGGTCGGGACTCGCGGATCGAATCAGCACGTTCTACCCCGAGCATTATCGGTTCAAGAGCGGGTCAGACGCGCTCGACGATACGGAGTACAAGGACAAGTGGTCTGAAGGTCTCTCCCATCTTGGCGACACGCTCGGCACTGCGACGTACGGCGACACCGATCTCCGCGAACAACTCCTTGCCGCGAGCCGTGTTGTCGAATATGAACGCCGGTACTACTCGTCGCGCGATGACGAGGTGCTAAAGGCAACATCGAAATCCAAGGTCGAAGACCAACACGGTTCGTCGCCCGACCATCTCGACGCGGCCATGATGGCCTGTTGGGCGGCACAGGTCGAACTAGGACGACCCACCATCGAGTCGAATCACGGCGGCATCGCCTCATTCTAATGAATCAAAATAGTGACGAGTGCCGGTCGTGCGGCACCACGCTCGATAGCCCGTTCACCCGGTCGCGCGGGTACTGTGATGACTGTCATCGAGATCGCCACGGAGCTGTCACAAAGTGAGCGAAAACGGTATTTCGGATACAATCAGCCGCGCTGTCGACCGCGCCCGCCATCACGCTCAAGACGAGTTTCCGGACGGTGCAGAGACGACACTAAACTTAGTCCTGTGGGACGACGGCGACTTCAGGATCGAGATAATTCATGGGCTGGACGTTCCTCACCCGGAAATAAAGGGCCGTGAGTGTATATTCTATTATTCCGGCGAGGGAACGTTCGGCTACCGTCACATCGAAGAACGACTCGAGTGGCGGGGCGATCGGGTCGTTGATGAACGCGTCCTAGAGGTCTATCCGTGACACGAGATCACCTGGGCCGACCTACCGAAGAACAGGTCTTCGTCGTCGGTGAGCGCCAGGGCACCCAGGCTGGCGATCGGGACTTCGTCTGGGAAGAGATCGGCAGCCACGACGGAACGAGGGGGTCAGGACTACGCGGCCTCGAAACCGAAGCCGTCGCGGGAACGACAGTCGAACTCGACGGCAAGATAGCCGACGCGTATCGCGAGGGGCGACTCGACCGGATCTCACTCAAACTCGCTGATTCTGACTCTGGCCCCGGCAGCCAGCAAACCGACGACGCGGAGAACCCCGACCGGACCCATACAACGGTCCCGACACTCACCCAGTCGGTGCGGGGGTACATCCGTCCCCCATACGACCCCTCGTCGCTAGCGACCTTCCGTCAGAAAAACGGCACCCACGACCGTTGTGTTTCCTCGAAAGCGTCGAGCACAGGGGGGTCGGGGTTCGACGTCGTCCCGCACGCAAGCCACGGCCGAACCGACGACGCCGGTGACGGTGACGGTGACGATGAGGCACCTGAGGGCGAGGAACAAACCCGCGACTTCTGGTTCGGACGCGACACCGTCTTCCAACTCGGCCCGAACGACCAGCAGGTCGCCCCCGACGATATCCTCGAAGCCGCACTCGAAGACGTCGAGTCAATCGGCTACGGCGCGATCGAGTTTTGGTACAACCGCCAGGGCGAACCAGTGGGAGCTGCTCACGTCCCGGCACAGAACATTCGCCGACGCACTGACGACGCCGGCCCTGGATTCGTTGCTCTCGATTCGATCGGCCGGATCAAGGAGTTCTACGCTCCACTGGGGGCGCGGCCTAACAAGCATGTCGACGAGGACGATCGATCCGACGAGTCCTATTTCGTCGACCGATGGACGGGCGAGAAACACGAGACACGAGAGGGTGCCGGGACGGCCGCCAACGAACTCCTGTTCATCCAGAACTACTCGTCGATCTCACCGAACTATGGGTTACCCGACTGGATTTCTCAGGCTCCGACGATCGTCGCAGACGGGGCGGCGAAGAGATACAACGCTCGCCTCCTCGAAAACGACGGTGTCCCGCGCTTCATCGTCGCTGTCGAAGGCGGAAAACTCACGGACCGGGCCTACGACGAACTCAGAGAGAAACTCCGCGACCTCTCTGAGGAGGAGAACACCGGTCGGGGCATCCTCATAGAAGCCGAGCGGATCGTCGAAGGCGAGGATGTCTCAGTCCGGATCGAACCACTCACCGTCGGCGTCGAAGAGGATCACTCGTGGGGGAACTTCCGTGAAGCGAACGAGAAGGATATCGGCGCGTCGCACGGCTGTCCGCCAGCGATCTACAACCCGACAGATAACAACTACTCGAATCAGTGGGCCCAACTCCAAAACTACGCCCGCGAAACGATCGAACCGCTTCAGGAACGGTTTGCGGAACTCATCTACCGGGCGTTTCACGTTCGCGTCTTGGGCGCGCCGGGCGTCACGCTCGACTTTCATCATAACTTAGCGCAGAACGATAAACGCCAGGCCGAGGTGGCCCAAACGAAATGGAACGCGGGCGGGCAGTTCGCGATGACGTTTAATGAAGTCCGAGAGAGCATCGGTCTCGAACCCGAGACGGACGAGGACGACGAACCCACCTCGCTCGGCGAGATGTCCATGTTCAAGATCCAACAGCGCATGGCTGGCGGCGGGGGCGGCGGCTCTACTCCGGCAGACGACTCGCCCACCACCACCGAAACGCCAGAGCAACTGCCGGCCACCCCTGGTCCTGCTGCATCGGAGCCCGCGACCGCGATGCGAGCAACGACAGCCGCAGATCCGAACCCAGATTACTCGCTGTTCGGTGACGGGGTCGACAACGCTCATCAGGACGCTAGTCGACCACTCGAAGCGGCAAAATCCTCGAAGCACGCGGCCTACGAAGCCGGCGATACGGTCGAATACCGCGACGGCCAACAGGGGATGGTCGTGGAAGTGTGGACATCCGGCACCGTTTCGTGGCCTGTCGGCGAGGAAGACTCCGAAGACGTCGAAACCGACACGGACGACCCGCTTTATCTCGTCGTCCGAGCCACTGGCGGGTCGGAACTATTCAACGAATCGGAACTCGCTGAAACTGACGACTTCCTCTCGGACGCGACAGGCGGCGATCCGGGCGCTCTTGCCGAAGACGGCGAGACGGCAAAGCTTTACGACGCCGTGGAAGATCCGTCAGATCCTGCCGAGTGGGACACTGCAAAAGCAGTTATACACAAACTCAACCTTCCAGGAGTTGACGATCCTGAAGTAGGGTTCTCTTCACTCCCCAATGGCTGGACGCGCCTATCGGTCCTGAAAGCCTGGCGCTCGCTCGGGATGTCGTTCACCTCGTGTGTCGCCGATATGCAGGGCGAGATCCGCTCACCAAAGCGGTGGTGTGCCGCCATGAAAGACGAAGTCTTGATGACAGAGCGCTGGAGAGGGCGGTTCTAGCCTCGTCCGTGCCGATGTCCTGCCAACATCACCCGACAGGCGGCCACACTACCGAACGCAATCGTCCACCAGACGAACGCGATGTCCGCGAGCAACAGGCGGCGGCAATCCACGAGCAACTGACGGCCGCCCACGAGGCAATCCTCGCTGCGGTCGCGGGCACCGGCGCTGTTGCCATCTCGCTCTCCTCACTCGCCCTGGTTCGGCGAGCCATCTCACTCCGTTTCAGCCGCTACGACGACGCTATTGCCGATGCTTTCCGTGAGACGGCCTACGGGGGAGCAGAGCGCGGCCGTGAGACGACGGTTCGCCGGTTCGATCTCGATACCGAACCGACATTCTCACGCACCGACGGCGGCCCGCTCCCCGAACGCGACCCGTTCGACGCGACCCGCCGCGACTTAGATCGGGGTGCCCGAAGAGACTGGAATCTCGTCAAGGGACGGATGGCTGACGACATTGCGGGTTCGATCGTCGACGCGAACGACGCTGGGATGAGTCGTGAAGAAATTGCCGATCGACTTCGGTTCAAACTCCCATCGGCTGGTTCCTACGAAGCCGAACGGATCGCCGACGCGGAGCTATCGATGGGGATCGGCCGGGGGCAACTCTCGGCGTTTCAGGATTCCTCAAACGACTCGAAACGGTGGGGGACGCAGCTGGATTCGCGGGTCCGCGTGAGCCACCGGGCAATGGAGGGTGTTCGCGTCCCGCTCGGCGAGCCGTTCGTCGTCGGCCCCTCACAAAGTCCGGCGCGATACCCTGGCGACTGGCGCTTACCCCCACGCGAGCGACTCGGTTGCCGCTGCTTCCTTACAATCTGACTATGACCGACCAAAACACTACTGAGATGTCCGAGTCGGACGGCGGCGATACGACACCGGACGACGATGTGGAAGAGAATGTCCCCGGGGTCGAATCGTCACCCGGGCCCACTAGTAACCGACCCCACCCTACTTCGCTCGGTCTGACGACCTCGCTCGTTGAGGGTGGGGCTTTGATGTCGAACTCGTCCTCAAGTACGACCCGGACCTTTCAGGGTCCGGTCAAATCGTCTTCGGAGTCTACATCCGCATCATTCAGGGGTAGGCTACTGTACCCCCTGATACCGAAGACATTTGCGACGGTATCAGTGTCATCGAGTACGCTTCGACGGGATGTATACCTATCGTACCGCAGAACAACGTGTGCGGTCTCCTCCCCCGCCTACTCGCTCAATCACTCGGCCAGTGGCGGGCCGTCGGCCCGCCACGCCGTCGCTCGCTCGCTCCTGGAGGCGGGGGGCTCTGACCTGTTATGACAACTGAAATGACTATCAGTCAATCAACTTGACGCGTCCGTGCGCCCATGACTCGGGACGGACTAAGACACCCTCACCCGGTCGCCAGCTGTTGATATCCGCTTCCGAAAAAGCGTACTCTTCGCTTCGTTTCGTTTCCCGATGCATGGTCTTCTTGCGACCCCGGGGCAACTCCGCTTTCTCAACGTGCGCAGTGTAATCCTTGAACTCCTGTCCGATAGCGAAGCGAGCAAAGTCAACGCTCGCCGGATCGCCACACCGGAGGATCATCGCGCTCGTCAGTCCCGACAAGAGGGCGCTGGCCTCTTCGGTTCCGTAGCTCGCGCGCAGCTGCGCCACGCTTTGGAGTGTGATGAACACCTGGATGTTTCGACCTGCCCCGACGTTCACGAGTTCGTCCAGGCGGCTCAGGTGGGGGATCTGGGCCACCTCGTCGAGCACGAAGTACGCCCCGCGATCGCCGTCATCGAGCGCTTCTCGGGCGGCGAGATCAATGAGCAACCGAAAGATGGGTGTCGTCGATTCGCCTTCCCGATAGGGATAGTCGAGAACCAGGGCTTTCCCCTGGGGATCGTGCATGTACTCGCGGATCGAGAACCCCCCCTCGGCAGCGAAGTCACCGAGAAAGACATCGTTGATTTGCCGCTGCACCGATGCGTAGACTCCCGACGCCTGTTTCGAGGACTCGGGATCCAGGTGTGACGCCGCGCCGGTCAAGTCCTGCTCACCCGAGAGATCGGCGT